CATCCTCTTCCTGAAAGGGAAGCAGCCGTCCTGTTGTTGGATTGTATTTGAGTGTGTCGGCCACACCTGTGATACCTGTGGGCCTGTTCTTGAGTATGCGAATGGTGCTGATGTTTGGGTCTTCACCCTGCTGGTCCCGCTCAAGGGCTATGACCGCATCGCTTAATTGTTCCAGGGACGCAGACCCACGGAGATCCGTGAGACTCACACGTCCTCCATCGTTGTATGACTTGGTGCCCTGTCCACCTTTACGTTTGAGATGGACGATTGCATGCACCCCTATCCCTGTCTCTTCGACAAGGGAGCGGAGCCGTGTCATGAAGATGTCGATGGTCTTGCGTTCACCTTCATCCTCGCTCAGGCCACTGACCACTATGGAGATGTGATCCAGCACAACCCAATCGACACCTAAGGCAAGAGCCATGTATCTGATCTTGCCAAGCAGGGCATCAGTGCTTGTGCTGCCCCAATGGTCATATAGCCAGAAGCCTTCCTGCAGTACGTGGTGGTGTGCTTCCATGATCTGATCGATGGTCACACCCTCACGGGAATTGAATATGGGTTTGTTGAGATAGATACTGAGCCACTTGTCCCCGGTCTTCTTCCGGTTTTCTTCCAAGTAGATGACACCAACCTTGGCACCCTTGTTGACCTTGAGATCGTAGGCAATCTCTGTGACAGCAGTTGATTTGCCTATGCCGGACCCGGCAGTCCACAGGTACAGCTCACCCTTACGGCACCCATCAAGCATCTCACTCAGCTTGGGGTAGAGCATAGGTATCCCTGGTACTGGCTCACGTAGGATGTCATCAATCAGGTCAGCACCACTCACGATACCATCAGGCCGGTAGTCCTTGGCCCGATAGACTGAGTTACCAAGCTTGCTTCCCTGTTCACTCAGATACATCTCATTGGCATCCTTGAAGCCCTCATAGCTCATCACCTTGACCTTGCCTGGGGTGAACAATGGAGCGACCTCGGCCACACCCTCACGACCTGGAGCATCATCATCAAAGGCCAGCACGATTTCATCGAAGCTGTCCAGGAACTCAAGGTTGTGCAGGATGGATTTCTTGGCACTCTTGATACCGCTTGGCAGGCTGACCACAGGCCAGCTCAGGCCGAACACTTGGGCAATGGTCATGCAGTCGATCTCACCTTCAGTGATCACGATGCGCTTCCCTTTGCTGGCCCATAGATGCTGGCCCCACATCTCCACACCCTTAGGCTTCCCGAGCCAAGCAAAGTCCTTGTCAGGATAGCGCAGGTGCTGTGCTACAATCTCACCTTTCTTGCGGTAGTTTGCTATTTGTACAGGTGTTCCCTTGTGCTTGCCTACCATATACCCATACTTCTGACAGGTCTTCCGTGCGATCCTCCGTTTGCCCAGGGCTTTACATACGCCCTGGACAAGGGAGGTATTCACGGAGTTGTCAACGGCACTGCCATCAGCCCCTGTGTAACGCTCACAGACAAAGCAATAGGTGTGGCCGTCATCATAGACAGCCTTCCCGTCACTTGATCCACAGTGTTCACAAGGAGCATGTTCAACGAGACTACTCTCCGTGATGTCTGTCATGCTTTCTTTCCTCTTTCCTTCAGCCACGATGCTGGTATGGACTTCTCAGCCCACTTGAACCCCCATCTGTCACACCAGGATGCATACGTGTGTGTCTTGCCTATCTTCTTCTTGGCATTCATGAACACGAACCGGACATCCAGATCAGGGTGTTGGGCCTGGATAAGGCGGTGCTTGGCACGGTCCTCAGGCTCCCAGAAGCCCTTGATCTCCACGTATATCCCGTTGCTCAACACGACATCCGGCTTGTACTTGTGGTGCTTGACGTAGGGGATAGTGAACGGCTCATATTGGAAAGGGACCCCCTTCTTCAGGAGATCCCTCACAATACTAGCCTCAAACTCAGACCGACAGGTGATGTCCTTGGTGACAGGCACCTGTTTGACCCGGCGGTACTTCGGTTTCCAGGCCATTAGAAGTCTGCGTCAGTATCAGTATCGAAAGTATCCACGTCATCATCATCCTGAGGGATGTCCGTGTGTACGTACGCGCCATCCTCAGCACCGAATCCAAGAGCCTCGGGGTTGTCCCCGTACTCAACAAGGTCGATGATCTGGATACCCTTGAGCCGACGGCTCACACCGATGGTGTCCTTGCTGGTGTAGCTGACCAGATCGCAGCTCACCCTGACAGTGGAACCATTGCCAATGTTGGGGATGTTCTTGATGGCCTTGCCCTGTCCATCAGCAACCAGAATCTTGTTGAACCAAGTCTTCCCTGTCTTGGTGGTGATCTTGAAGTTGGCGCGGAAGTTCATGACGATGTATCCGGTTTCTTCACCGGTCTCATCATCCATCTCAACTTCATACGCTGGCACCTTCTGCATCTTCTTGATCTTGCCGGGCTTCATGTCACTTGTCTCATCGTCCCAGGCTTCCTCCAGATACTTGTCCATCTGCTCGATCAACTCTTCAGCCTCGTCCTGGGGGATCCTAAGCTTGACTGAATAGACACCATCCGAATTGAACTTAGTGTCTGGGTCTTTGATGTGGGCATAAGCAGCGTAGCCTTTGGGTGTGACGAATGATTTCTTGAGCATCTTTCTGGACATGGTTGGTTTACCTCTTGTGCTTGAGTTGGTGGCAAAATCGCCTTTCTTCTCCTTATGGGGGCCTCCAATCACCAACAGTTTTGGTAAGAATGGGGCTTTAATACCCGTGGTTGAGCCAAACAAGAGGGCCGTTGGTTATGATTCCAACGGCCCTCTCTGTATTACATTATATACGGAAGCGGAGATATTTAGGCAAAGCAATACGCACTGTCCTTCACCAATTCGAGATCCAAGGAAGCAGGTGCTGGTGGTTCGGTCCATTCAACCTTGTCACTCAGTCGCTTGAACTGCTCGACTAGATCCACAAGTGGAGATGATTGGTAAAGCGAAACGAACTGCTCCCTCAGAATAGCATTCATCCTGCCAGCATCACAGGCATGGCACCCGAAGCTGTCATGGATCATGGCAAAGCTATCAATGCCCTCCTCCAGACATGCAAGCACGGTCATCTGAAGGTGGCATGCGTCCATGCTGTGGATGAAATTGGGGACAATACCGTTGGCTGCTCTACGGGTCAGCACACCAGGAGCTTCCTCCTGCAGGGTGAGCTTGATAGTACAGCCACCGAAGAGAGTTTTGACCCTCCGCATCTTGATGTTGGGGTAGTGCTGCAGCACATGGAAACCCATGGGTGTGGTCCATTCCAGAGCCACGTCCTTTTTACCAGCAGCAGAGGCTGTATCCTGAAGCCACGTCATGAGTTCAGCCGCCTTGACCACCACCTGCTGGATCGCCTTGACATTGATCTGTGCAAGGTACCCGCAATAGGTCTTAATCTTGTTGGTGCCGATGTCGATACCTTCCTTCTTGACATGCTCGGCTAGCTGGTCGGTCATGCCGTACTGCTTGGCACCGTAGGGGAGGGTCATCACGTTACGTTTAACCAGGGATCTATCCATGTGTGGGAGCCACGCCTTGGCCATGGCCGGAACATCACTGATGTGCTCACGAGGCTGGCCTTGAGGATCTTTAACGATAGTCTTTTTGATCTCCCCATGCTTGGCGTCATACTCGAGCAGTCTCTTTGCCACCTCTGCCACCTCTGCATAGATGTCCTGGGGCCTGTCCGTAGGTACAAGGTTGGTAGCTTTGCCGCCGACCGGATCACACAACACAGCGGAGCAGTGCTGCAGACCATTACAGGAACCGTCCCATGCAGTGGGCAGCTTGGTGAGCATGTCTGGTCCCTCATCCAGATACTTGGTCCACTCATGACAGAAAGCAAGGAACTGCAGGGGGCTCTCATCAGCCGTGGACCAGAACATGGAGCCGTCCCAGGTGTGCTCGGCACTGTCCCTGATGTCAGCCTCATGCGCCTTGATCCAGGCTACACGGTCCTCAAAGGGGAGCTTGTCCAGGGCCACACCATCGTGCTTGCCGAACAGGTTGGCACCGTGAATAGCCAACCACCGGGCACCCTCGGTACCCAACCGCTTACCCTCGGCAAACTGGAGCAGAGCCTTGGCAGTGTGATCGCCCTGTGGGTTGAGGTAGCTGACTGTGCAGTACAAGCGGCCCCGCCAGTCAGAGTACCAGGGGAACCAGATGGGTCCGTCCTTGAACTTCTCAGCCATCTCTATCTGTCTCATGACTGCCATGCGCTGTGACCGCTGCGTGTTCCACGGCTCGTGCACCTCTTTACTGATACCCTGCTTGAACTTCTTCACAACTTCAGGTGAACTCTCCTTCATGATCTCAAGCTCTTCGGGGTTGCTCCAGGGGCAGGGGTTGGCGTAGTCAAAAGCATCAAAGAGTTTCTGCTTGTCCATCATAGGAATGTCACCGGTACCGTCCCCCAACTCCTTACACTTCTTCAGGGCATCCAAGATGTGTGGGTTGATCTCCCAGGCTGTGTCCTGGAGTGCGTTGACGACCCTATAGAAGCTCGTGAGACCTCCATCCTGAAGCTTTTCCCGATGTTTGGTACTTCGGGTAGCAATTAGGCACTGCGCCCTTGTACCGAGCTGTGAGAGGTATCCACCGCCGTACAGGCTGTCCCAATGTTTCGGAGGGACGACCATGGGGTAGATGAGGGGTGAATTAAGGGCACTGGACTTGTGCTCCTTGTCCAGCCACTCACACGTACGAGCAGTGGGAGAAAGGGCGATATGTATCTTCTTGCTGACCGGATCTTTGACCCTGATCTTTTCAAAGATATCACCTACAGTGCAGACAATATCCAGCAGCCTTGATCCAATCTTGACACGTACATCATTTGTCCACCCGAGGCTCGGCACCTCAGCCTTCCTGCGACAGAAGTCCATCACGGTACGTGTGTAGCCCTCGTGTGTGCCGTCCTTGGCTACACGTTGTGCCATCTGTGCATAGAAGTCAGGACTGGATTTCTCAAAGGCGTCCTGCTCCAGAAGGAACTGTACGTCTCTTCCTAAGGTGTTGCTCACGGTGGTGATATACGATCTGTCTTTGTTGTGGGACTTGGCCATGGAGTTGATGGCCGCTTTGACTGTCGTGAATGCCAACACGTAAGGGTCAAGCTGGCTGAGCACCTTCTTGTACTTGGCCATAACCCCGGCTCCCTTCA